CGCGTTGTGCGCCAACTTTAAGGACTTCGCCGGCTTCGTGTCGTCATCGAGCGAACGCAATGTCGGCTACCGCGTCATCAACGTGCGCGAAGCCATTGGCGCAGACCAACTGCACAACCCAGCAGGCAAGACCATCACCATCGCACCAGTAATCGCCGGCGCAGGTGGCAGAGGTGGTTTGGTCAATATCATCATCGGCGCCACGCTGATCGCGGCGTCGGTATTGCTACCACCAGGGCCATGGACCCAGCCACTGATGACCGTCGGCATTGCCATGACGCTGGGCGGCGCCGCGCAGCTGCTGTCGCCCGTGCCCAAGACGCCAGGCAATTCTGGCGAGGAAGTCCAGCAGTCCTACGTTTTCAGCGGTGCAGTCAACACAACCAGCCAAGGGCAGCCCGTGCCGTTTGGCTACGGCCGCATGATCGTCGGCAGCGCCGTGATCAGCGCTGGCATCAGCGTCGAGGACATCACAGCATGACAGATTTACGTTCGCGGGCTTATGCGCGCACCCTAGACGCCGTTTCTGAAGGCGAGATCGTCGGCCTGGTCGATGGCAATAAATCCATCTACCTGAACAACACCGTGCTGCAGAACGCCGACGGTTCCTACAACTTCGAAAACGTGGTGGTCGATTCACGCACTGGCACGAACGATCAGACCTACGTGGCCGGCATTCCATCGGTCGAATCCGAAAACGGTGTCAGCGTTGAAGTGACATCCGTGGCGTCCATCACCCGCACGGTCAGCAATGCCGACGTGGACGCCGTGCGCGTCACGTTGAGCGTGCAGTCGCTGTTCAAGCAGAAAGACGACGGCAGCGTCGTCGGCACCAGCGTGAACATTGCCATCGACGTGCAAACGGACGGCGGTGGGTATGTCGAGCGCGTCAACGACACGATCAGCGGCAAGGCGCAAAGCAAGTACCAACGCAGCTACCGCATCGAGCTGAACGGCGACGGCCCATGGGACATTCGCGTTCGCCGCATAACGGCCGACAGCACCGACTTAAAGATCCAGGACAAGACGTTCTGGGACAGCTACACCGAGATCATCGACGCAAAACTGCGCTACCCGAACAGCGCGCTGGTTTCCATGCGCTTCGATTCGCAGGTGTTCAACGGCGTGCCAAGCCGCGCGTTTGACATGAAGCTGCTGAAGGTCAAGATCCCCAGCAACTACAACCCAGAAACCCGCGTCTACACAGGCAGCTGGGACGGCACGTTCACGACCGCGTGGACCGACAATCCAGCGTGGTGTTTCTACGACATCGTGACCAATGCCAGGTACGGCATCGGCGGCTACATCGACGCGTCACAGGTCGACAAGTGGACGCTGTATTCCATTGCGCAGTATTGCGACGAGCTGGTGCCAGACGGCTTTGGCGGCACCGAACCGCGTTTCACCTGCAACATGTACCTGCAGTCGCGCACTGAAGCCTACAAGGTCATCCAGGATCTGGCGTCGTGCTTCCGTTCAATGGTCTACTGGGCATCAGGCAGCCTGACACTGGCGCAGGACGCACCCAGCGACCCCGTGGCGCTATACACGCAGGCCAACGTGCTGGACGGCAAGTTCAGCTATACCGGCAGCAGCGCCAAGTCGCGCCACACCGTCGCACTGGTGACGTGGAACGACCCAGCCGACATGTACGCGCAAAAAGTCGAGTACGTCGAAGACCAAGAAGCCATCGCACGTTTCGGCATCGTGCCTACCGAAGTGGTGGCAGTCGGCTGCACAAGCCGCGGCCAAGCCAACCGTGTCGGCCGCTGGCTGCTGTTTTCTGAGCGTTACCAGTCCGAAGTGGTTTCGTTTGCCACAGGCATCGAGGGCGCAGTCGCACGACCTGGCCAAGTCATCAAGGTGGCAGACGCATCACGCGCAGGCGCCCGTCATGGCGGCCGCGTACACAGCGCAACCACCACGGCAGTCACGCTGGACGCATCGTTCAGCCTGGGCGCATCAAGCTGGACCATGTACGTCATGCTGCCTGACGGCACGGTCGAGACGCGCGCAGTCAGCAGTGCCACCGGTGCCGTGGTCACGTTGGCCACAGCCCTGTCAGCTGCACCGCAACCTGGCGCGCAGTGGATCATGTCCACCAGCACCGCAGAGGCGCAAACTTTCCGCGTGCTGTCGGTGTCAGAGCAGGACGGCGGCGTGGTCGAAATTTCAGCGCTGAAGCACGACCCAGACAAATACGACGCAGTGGAAAACGGCCTGGTGCTGCAGACCCGCGACATCACAACGCTGAACGATCCACCAGACACACCAACGGACGGCAGCGTCAGCGAATACCTGTACGCGACGCTGACAGACGTGCGCGTCGGCGTAACCATCACTTGGTCACAGGTGGAACGCGCTGCCACCTACATGGTGAGCTACCGCATCAACAACGACAACCCTGTCGAGGTGACCACGACCAGCAATTCATTGGAGCTGATCAACACAGCCACCGGAGACTATGAAATCACGGTGCGCGCAGTCAGTTCGACCGGCATCAAGTCGCAGCCCTACACATTCGTGGCCAGCGTGCTTGGTAAGACCGCACGCCCAGCCGACATCGCCGGCTTGCAAATGACCGTACAGGCCGACACCGGCATCTTGCAGTGGGAAAGCCACGCAGATCTGGACGTGCGCATCGGCGGCCAGATTTCGGTGCGCTACAGCGAGGAACTGGACGGCGCGCAGTGGAACACATCGCTGCCCATTGGCGACTTCCCAGGTTCAGCCACCAGCGCAAGCGTGCCGCTGCGTGCAGGCACATACTTGGCCAAGGCAAAAGACAGCACAGGCCAAATGAGCCAGAACGCCGCGCTGATCGTCACCGACGCGCCAAACATTCTGCAGTTCAATGCCGTGGCATCGTCCACGCAAGACCCGACGTTCGCCGGCGCCAAGACAGATCTGGTGCTGCTGAACGACCGCCTGGTGCTGGACCAAGCCGAGTACATGGACGACATCGCGGACTGGGACGAATACGACAACCTAGAGGGCGGACTGGTCGCGTCTGGCGAATACGAGTTCGACACCTACATCGACACCGGCGCGGTCTACACCAGCCGCGTGTCGGCCACGTTCAGCGTGCTGTCCTACAACATTACTAACATGGTGGACGAGTGGGGACTGATCGACAGCTTAGGTCTGGTGGACGACGGCGCCATGGCCACCGACTACGTGGACACGTGGACCGACTGGGACGCCATCGTCAACTTCGACCAACCCAACACCACCGACGATTCATCGCTGCAGGTGTTCATCAGCACCACCAACGACGACCCAGCTGGTTCGCCAACATGGTCTGGGTGGCGCCTGTTCTACGTGGGCGACTACACTGCGCGGGCGTTTAAATTCAAGGTGAAGCTGATCCGCGGCGAAGACGACAACAACCAGGTGGCGCTGGCCACATTGGGTGTCGTTGTTGACGTGCCAGACCGCGTTGAGAGCGCGAACAATGTGTCTGTGCCATCAGGTGGCCTGACGGTCACGTTTGCCAATGCGTTTTTCGACGTGCCGGCCACTGCCATCACGGCAGAGAACATGGCCACTGGCGATTACGCGCAAATTACCGCGAAAACTTCCGCAGGGTTTACAATCCAGTTCAAGAATAGCGCAGGAACCGGCGTGGCCCGCACCATGGACTGGATCGCCAAGGGTTACGGTTACAGGAACTAAGGACGAAGAATGAGCCAACACGACTACAACATTGCAAACGGCGGCGGCGCTGCTGTTCGCGCAGACATTAACAACGCCCTGCTGGCTATTCTGTCGCAGAACGCTGGCGCAACTGCACCCGCAGTCACAAAGCCGTTCATGCCTTGGTATGACACGGCAAACGGCATCATCAAGCTGCGCAATTCTGCCGATACCGCATGGCTGGACTATATGAACAGTTCAGGGCAGCTTGTGGCGCCGACGGCCACAGGTTTAATTACTGCGCTTGGTGGTCAAATCAAATTCCCTGCAACTCAAAACGCATCGTCAGACGCAAACACGCTGGATGATTATGAGGAAGGGGGGTGGACTGCAAACTATTACACCGCCGCGAATGGTGGTGGTTCACTAATAGCTTCAGTAGGAAACAACACATATGTAAAAATTGGTAAGTATGTGTTTATTACGTTTAACCGAGTAAATAATGGTACTGGAAATGCTTTATCGTTTACAGGTTTGCCATTTGGAATAGCAAACCCAGTGTCGTCAATTACTGCTGATGGAATTGTTATCTTTTCAGATGGTGGAAATTCATTAATGAATTATCGCTCTGCAGGAGAAGGCCAGTTCAGCCGTGGTTCATTCTCGTACAACGCAATCTAAAAGGAACACGCCATGTCACTCACAGAAACCAAAGTCATCGACCAAATCACCGTCACCGAGAACGGCATAGTCTTGTATCGCGAAGCAACTCGAATACTCAAGGACGGCGAGCAATTCGCGCAGACCTTTCACCGCACGTCACTTGCCCCTGGGCAAGACCTAACCGACCAGCCTGCACAAGTCGCAGCCATCGCGCAAGCCGCATGGACGCCCGAAGTGCTGGCCGCGTATCAGGACGCACAGGAAAAAGCTGCTACCAAAGCCGCCGCACGCGCAGCGGAAG